AGATTCTCCAAAAGGATTTCTTACATAAGAATTCATCCATTCTTTGTCATAGGGGTCTGAAAAATTCTTGTCTTTTGCTCTTGTCATTCTATTGAAGTCTGGCATGTGGGTCTTTGAAGGACCGCTGTGTCTAATTCTAGACCTGTTATACAGGGCCCTGTCGAGCTGCTTCTGTGCCTTAACGGGAACTTCAACATCTTTTAAAGAAAATTTAACAGGTACGTCTTCATCGTCTGCGGATTCTCCTGCCGTAAGAAGATTTAAATAAGGGTTCTTCTGTGCGGCATCATCTCCTGCGAATAAGTCTTCTGTTTCACCTTCGCCGCCTTCATCACCTGATTCTTCTGATTCACCCTCGCCACCAGTTTCTTCAGAAGAAGATTCCGCGTCTACGTCTCCTCCCGCAGGCTCAGCACTTTCAATCGCTTGATCCACAAGCTTTTCTTTAAGACGCTGATCATCAATTTCTTTGCACTGATCATCATTCAGACCCCAGATCTCTTTTCGAATGAAATCCTTAGACATCTGACCTTCAGGTGCAGTTCCTGCAATCTCAAACTTTGCCCTCCACAATTCAAGCTTTTGTTGCTGTGCAACAGTAGAAGGATTAGACATTCTCAGAGCAAAATTCTGCAAATCTTCAGAATCAAATCCATGTGCATAAAGGTGAATTATTGCCAATTTATTCAGCTCAGCGACAATCGTCTTCTGAATGACGTTGATAGTTCTTGAAAATCTAATGTCCTCTTGAGCAAGTGTAGCCTTGCTAGAAAGAGATTCGTCATAACCGAGATAGGCTCTGGGTATCTTGAGCGCAGCAAATAGCTTCTTCTGAATATAAGCGACGTCTTCCACAGCCGCTGTATTCTGACCGCCGGCTAGCGTGTCGATACGAGTTCCTGAATCTCCTCCGCGGACTGGGATGAAGTAGTCTTCATCAACTGAGAGCGGGTTGTAACGAAGATCAACTCGACCTGTCGTACGATCTATAACCTGAGAAGAACGAAGATTTTTTCGCTGTTCCTCCACATACATGGGAACGTTCTCTGGCGGGATGTTGGCGACGTCGATATAAAACACTCTTCTTTCAGGAGCACGAACTACACGATACACTAGCATGGCATCCTCGATGAGGATCAACTGACGCCAGATCCTGCGAGCTGGTTCTATGACAGAAGACCCGTAGGGAAGAAACATGTCATTTCCTAAAAGTCTAAAGTGGGTAACTTCCCAGTTCTCAAGTGTCCTATTTCCGAGAGTGACCCATCGATATCTCACAGCCATCGGATCGTTGGGATCATAGTTTTCTTCCCTCTCTAGCTCATTGACAGGAATAGGGAAAGCGCTAATGACACCGTGCTCAGGTGACACATCATTATAGAGAAACATGTCTCCGTACTTGACTAAGTTTCGAACCCAAGAGCGAAGGTTGAATTCAACGTTGAGGGTGTTGTAAAAGAGATCTTCAAGTATCTCGCGGATCTTCTCATTGTCAGAATAGATGTGAAGAACTCGTCCCTTCTCATCCTGAGCACAGGTCTCGTCTGCATAGATGTCGAGGGCCGCTGCCAGTTCTGGTGTGTACTCCATCTCTGCGAAATCTTGGTATCGCATGAGACGTTCTGACAGGTTATATGCATTCGCAGTTATTGTGGCGTATGTTGGGGCCATCGATTTCTGAAATAACAAAGCGCCGGAAGACTTCGTCTTGTCGGCGACTGCAACTGTCGTGTCGAGAGCTCTTATCTTTCTTTTGACAACAGGACCGCTTCGGAATAACTTTGTTAGTTTCTGAAAGAGGGTTTGGTCTTCTTTTTTCGCCATTTTATTCATGCTGCTCCATTTTGGGAGACAGCCCTTGATTCTCTACTTTACACTACTTCTTTCTTCTCTGGCTTCAGTGACACGACTTTTGCTGGTGGGCTGGCGGCGTCCACATATTGCATGGGAGAAGCAACAACTCTTTTGAGTAATTGCTCAACGTTGTCGAGATGAGACCCAACTTCTGACTTGACTTTTTCACTAGCTGCCTCTTTAAAGCTCTCTATTGATCCTAGTAGCTTTGATGCAGCCTGTGCCATTTTTGCTGCAGTCTCTTCGTCTGCGCCTTCGTTAATATTTTGAAGTTCTTCACGAATAATCTGCTTGAGTCTCGATATACCAATCTTAGCCATTTTCACCCTCTGCGCTGCATATATGTATCTTGTCATTTAAACAACCAAGAAAAATCTGACACATCTACGTGTTTGACGTCTTCTGGCTTTCTGGCTTGATGTACCTTATCGGGAGTAAATCCTTGGATTTGGGAATTTGGTACGGGTCTCACTTGGTTTAATCCGCCAGGTAAATCATTAAAGTTTCTATTTCCAACAGCTGTGGCTTTCAACATCGCCATGGCCATCGCCATTCCTTGAGAATCATTACCGCTTTCCCCGGCTGCGAGCCAAGTTCCTATAGCGAGACTCATGATCAAGTCATCGTGAGCATCTTTTGAAGCCTGTGCTTTTGAACCATTCCAGATAAACGCCTGTAGCTGATCAAAAAGACGCTGAGAATATGACTTAAGTCTTGAATTTCTTATTGATTCCTCGAGTTTAGTCAATATTTGAGTTCTCGTCTTTGTCTGTGTAGAAAAACCAGGAACCAAGTCGGTATCTGTCGGCTTGTATCCAAACAAATCTCCGCCGTTGTTCGTGTAATAAAGAGAAGGATATCCTTCATCTCTTAGCTTAACACAAGTGAAATAACCAAATGTATTTTGCTCAGGGCATATTAGAGCATTGTTATATCTCCTGCCATACAGTGAAAGAATTTCAGCGAGCCTATCCGGGGGTATTTTTCCCATGAATTCTACACAGACTTCACAAGATTCATAGTCGATAACATGAAATGTTGAATAGTCGGCGGCGTCGCCGCGAGCTACGTCAGCAGAAATTATATATTTGTGACCTTGCTCTGGATTTTTCCATATCCATACACCGTTTTGAGGACCTTCTTTTAAGATAGGCTGCTTGATCATCAAGCGTAATTTTTCGAATTCTGTCGGTTGCAAGAACGTATCGCCAGACGAAACGAAGTCACATAGAAACTCTTGCGCAATCTGACGCTTCGTGAGGTTTCTAGTCTCTTTGTTGAACCAATCTTGGTCGTGTTCTGGGTGGACGTCCCATGGGAGTCTTATGGGATTGAAGTCGTTTGCACCAGACTCGGCTTCGGTCCACAGCTTGTAGTACTGACCTCCCACACCGTTTGGTGTGGACAAGATGATAGCAGAACCACCGGTGGAGAGTGTTGGATAAAGAGACGTCCAAATCTCATCGAAGTCTCTAATGAATGCTGCCTCGTCCACGATGAGCAGTGCCAAGGCTTCAGAACGACCGGCGTCAGGAGATGTTGGAACAGCAGTTATCGTTGATCCATTATCAAAACGAATTGACTGCTTTGTAGGTTCAAACTTAGTCAGCAGAAGCCAAGGAGGAAGACCATCAAGCATGGTCTTTACTTTCTTGATGAAGTTGATTGCTGTGTTAAGTTTGGTTGCAATGACAAGAATGTTCTTGTCCTTTTTAAAAATTGCATACCAAACAACATAGGCAGCGGAGACCGTAGAAAGTCCCAACTGCCTAGACTTGAGAACAATGTTGAATCGATGCTGTTGAAACTGTTTTACACAGTCATTCTGGAAATCGTATGTGTCAAAGGGGATAAGACCTCTCAGCTGATGCTGAATCTTGCAGTACTTCTTCATAAAGTACGTTGGATCTTTGCCACATTTTAGTATCTCGGCTACTACTGCCTGTCTTGAAGGTGTTGTTGTCATATCGTTTCTTTTCTAAACCACATTTTAAACGGCAAGTATCCCTGCTGTCTTGAGTAAGTCTGTGCAGCATTAACCTTTGCAAGAAGCCTACCTGTTTGAAGTTCGTCTAGATACCACTTGTGTCGTCCTTTGACTTCAACAAGACGTGTTCCCGCGGAAGAATGAACGATAAAATCAACAAAGTATGAATAAATTTTTCCATTAAAAACGTAGCTTAGACGAGGTCCGTTTTCAATAAAGAATCCTTTAGATAATTGTTCTTCAACAAATTGAATCTCAAATCGTGACTGAACCACAACACCATGGAAAAATCTTTTACGATAACGGCCTCCATCTGAAGAAGCTTTAATCAACAGCTCAAGTTGATCAGGATTTTGAATACGAATCTCTGAACCGTATTTTTGCAGATTTGTTCTTTTTGCTTTTTCTTGTGCATTCTTTAGATTCAGAGGTGTTGATACGCCAAATTTTTCAATACATGTTGATTTTATCTTCTCTTGAATCTCAGGAGATTGAGACGCGTAGTCGACTCCAAATTTTTCTCGACACGTTTCTACAATCTTGACTTGATTGTTCCAGCCTGTCGATCCATGTCGAATGAGCTTAGTTCTTTTGACTTTGTCACCAAAACCCGGGATCTTAGAGATGTGATTAACGCCAAAACGATCCATAATCGTTTTTCGTTGACCTGTTACCATTTTCATCTTTACGTCAAGATTGTTCGCGGCACACTTGTGGGAACAGTGACTGGAAAATCCTCGGGTAAGACCGAGATACTTTGTAGGATGACCACATGTATGACAGGATTCTCTACCTATAAACTTTTCATAATATTCTTCTGAGCTTGAAATTTCAGAAGAATTTACATGAAGACGTAAGTGAGCAGATAGACTCTTTAATGTTTCACATTCAAGGTTGCAAATTTTGCAAACTATTATCATCCAATGTTAAATATTACCTTCTTTCGAAAATATGCTGTCCTCTTCGGATTGTGAACATTAAATCCTATGATTTCAATGGATTCAGTAGCGCTCTCTTCTTTTAGCGCTATCGAATCTCCAGTCAATTCCTTGTAAATTTCTTTGACGGACTTGACGTGTTCTGCGATAACGTCCTGTGACTCCTCGGAGCATTGACGCTTCATCTTGATCATCTCGCCTTCGGAAACAAAATTTGTTATGACCTTGTAAGAAGCAAGAAGTCTGCTTTCGCCGAGAAAGGAGAATTTGACTGAGTAAGATGCTGTCTTCGGCGTAGATGATCTTCCCCAGGTTGTGTCTATTGCTTGACCGAGGGCGTTGATGTCGAGTGTCTTGGGCATATGGAAGCTCCTATAACCTTTTTAAGTATTGTCAATCTTGTATTTATTCACTACTTCGTCAGCCGACGGTCTCCAGCCTAATTTCCACTTTTCTTTGTTTGGATAAGCCCAAAATGTTGAACACGAATCGCAGCATTCGAACTTTTCGTATGCGTCTTCATCCATTTCAGTTCTCATAATTTTCTCACACACTCCGCAAAAAAGAGGCATAAATTTATCTCTTTCCTTGG